TGGCAAGCAGCTTAGACAATCATTCTTTGATAATCTCCCATCATTTAAAGCTCTTACAGGACGAGTACAAAGAGAAGCTAAAAGCGGATTCGTTAAAGCACTAGATGGTCGCAAGCTAACTGTCCGATCAGAACATGCTGCATTGAACACTCTGCTACAAGGAGCAGGAGCAATCGTGATGAAGCAAGCTCTGATCATATTAGACAAGACGATAGCTGATCAGAACTTAGCCGCTAAGTTCGTTGCCAACGTACACGATGAGTGGCAGATAGAGTGCAATACTGCTGATGCTGAAGCTGTAGGTAAGGCAGGCGTTGCAGCTATCGTTCAAGCAGGTAAAGACTTTAACCTTAACTGTCCTCTAGATGGGGATTATAAGATCGGAGATAACTGGAGTGAAACCCATTAAACCTGAAGTAGTAGAGCTTACAAGCTACGTTCACTTAAAATACAACACTTCTACAGGAGGTATCTTTAGGCTTCCGCGAGGAAAATCACCCATGACCGTTGTACGGGTAATGCAAACCGCTGAAATTGTTTTAATACAGTGTATATATTTATTGTCAGGACACATGACAGTATATACGGGGGACAAAGAAGTAGTCCCGCTGAAGCTAGGAACTTTTGAAGATGACTATGACTTCACACCTAAAAATATAACCGGAGAATACTATAATGAATTCTACAACAATTAAAAGATGTACAGAATGTAAAGATGAATTAGCTGTACCTACAAATTGGTATCCTTCTTTTCCAGCTAAGCAGTACTATAAGTGCAAGCCCTGCGTGGATAGAGTAAGGGTCGGTAACCACATCAAGGCTGGGACAGCAGGCTCTCGCATGATAGCTAAACACATCGGTGCTCAAGCGTTAGGTGTCTTTGATCACGTTGCTGCTGGATATGTTTATGTTATATCTAACCCAGCGTGGAAGGACTGGAAGAAAGTAGGCATGGCTATTGATGCTTATGACAGGTGCAATGCTTTCCAAACTTCTTCACCTATGAGAGACTATAGGGTAGAATACTGCAAGCACTTTGAAGATCGCAGAGAAGCAGAGAAAGGTATCCACGCAGTCTTAGATGAGTCAGGCATAGAGAGAGTAGGAGAGTGGTTTAAAAGTAACACCTCTACACTTAAACAAGCTATACAAGCATACACGGGCGAGAACGATGACACTATCAACAGTAGTATCTGACATATACAAAGAACTAGAAGGTCTTTCGGAAGGCGCTGCCCTTCCCCTGACCGAAGAAGATATAGATAAGACTATGGTAGGGATGAGAGCTGCGCTCATGGACTGGGCTACTCCCCGTAAAAGGAACACGGGCTTCACTGTCCGTATGTCCAATATCGGTAAACCTCCGCGTCAACTCTGGTACGAGAAGAGAGACCCACAGGGCAGAGGCGGCATTGACGGTGCAACACAAATCAAGTTCCTGTACGGTCATCTGCTAGAAGAGATTGTATTGATGCTAGTTCGCATGGCTGGACACACAGTCACTGACGAACAGAAAGAGGTTGTAGTGAACGGCATCACCGGACACATGGACTGCAAGATAAACGGTGAGGTTGTTGATGTTAAGACCGCCTCTCGCTTTGCATTCAATAAGTTCCGTGACGGCAGACTAGCGCAGGACGATCCCTTCGGTTACTTAGGTCAGCTTGCTGGTTATGAGAAGGCAGAGGGTACAGACAACGGTGGGTTCTTAGTTCTAAACAAAGAAAGCGGTGAGCTGTGCATGTTTCTTCCTGATGATCTGGATAAGCCCAACATAGATACCACAATAGCTGAGCTTCTTCCTGCGTTAGAGCTTGCTGTTCCTCCTGCACTATGCTACGCTCCAGTACCAGATGGCAAGAAAGGCAACATGAAGATAGCTAAAGGCTGTGGCTGGTGTAAGTACAAGCACGAATGCTTCAAAGACTCCAATGATGGACAAGGTCTACGGACATTTAAATATTCAAACGGCTACACTTACCTTACTGAAGTAGTAGTTGAACCTAAAGTGGAAGAGTTTCTATGAATAGAAGACGCAGCAAGCGGCTAGAAAAACATGCTACGACATTGCTGGTGTCGTGGCTCAAAGGATTGTTGGAAGAGGAGGAGGCATCTAAGATCACCGTAGAAACGTACAAATCTTTCCTGCCTACGCAAACTCACTACATGGCAGGACGCACTATGTTTTTAAATGCGTATCACCCTAAGTGGATCAAGAAGAAGATCATTCAGCTCCTCAAAATATTCCCAGCCATTCAAATCGAAGATGTTAATTTGGAGATGATAACGTGGAAAGTGAATCAACGACCTGCGGGCTAACGATAGAGCAAATGATAATTGCAGTCGGTAGTTTTCTTTTCAACTCCGATTCTTCTATTACTGAAATAGATTCTTTGTTTTTAAATGATTTGAAGATGATCGTTGAAGCAGAGTTGGAACGCAGAGAGGCACAGATACATTGAAAAAGTTCAAGAAAGGATACCGCAAAGCCCGCGTCAAGCGCCCAGTGGAGAAGGACGTAGTCAAGGGCTATGATTCTAACTGGGAGTATGAGCTTCACTCAGGCATACTAGACAACTGGAGTTTCCATACAGACAAGGTAGAGTACACGATAGAGCATAAGTATGAGCCTGACTTTGTTAAAGAGGTAGAGGGCAAGAAGATTTTGCTGGAAGCTAAGGGAAGGTTCTGGGACTACGCTGAGTTCAGCAAGTATATCTGGATAAAGAAAACATTACCTGAAGATACTGAGTTAGTGTTTCTCTTTGCAAACCCTAGTGCTCCAATGCCTCAAGCTAAGAGGCGTAAGGATGGCACTAAAAGAAGTCACGGTGAGTGGGCAAGTGCTAATGACTTTAGGTGGTATAGCGAAGACAGTATACCCGATAGCTGGATCAACGCAGAAAAGCGAGAAACTTTCGATGACTGATGAAAGTAGAAAAGATGAAAGGCGTGATAGGTTTGACAGGAAAAAGAAGTTTAAAAAATCTACAAGCGCCTCGCATCTAAAGAAAGATAAACAGAAAGCAAATAAAAAGAGACCTGAGAATGAGCATTAATAACGCAACACCTCAAGACTGGAATAACATAAGAGATAAAGAATTTAAACACCGTGACACCATAACGGAAACACCAAAAGAAACATGGAATCGTTACGTTGAAGCGGCAATGTCAGAAGCACATGAAGAAGATGTCGTTAACAAGCCAGCACATTATAATGCAGGTGGTGTAGAATGTATCGAAGCTATCAAGGCAAGCATGTCCGTTGAAGCCTTTGAAGGTTACTTAAAAGGTAACTGCCTCAAATATCTTTGGAGGATGTCCTATAAGGGAAAAGCTTTAGAGGACACAAAGAAAGCTCAGTGGTACTTGCAGAAACTTATAGACAGTATTGAAGAAATTTAATGAAAGACTTTATTAAACACGCAGCTATGTATGTGGTATTCTGTGCCGTATGTTTTGGAATAGGTGCTTTTCTAGCACACTCAACTTAAAGGAAAATAGATAATGCCTACAGATTGGAGTTTTTTAGACGAAAATGGAGATTTAATAACAGGATGTTTTAGTTGTTCAGGCTCAGGTCTACAGGGTTTTGACCCAGCTAATGAAGTACCTCATAAAGACACAGCGATGTGCGTTAAATGTAACGGAACAGGAACGTAATAATGGATCAGTATCAACAGTTTATACACAAGAGCCGCTATGCACGGTGGATACCTGAAGCAGGTAGACGCGAGACATGGGCAGAAACAGTACAAAGATATGTAGACTTCTGGACAGAGCGAGGCCAGATAGATGACAAGGTAGCCGGAAAGCTTTACAAGGCTATACATGACCTAGATGTTATGCCTTCTATGCGCTGCATGATGACAGCAGGAGTAGCGTTAGACAAAGACAACGTAGCTGGTTTCAACTGTAGCTACCTCGCCATTGACTCACCGCGCAGCTTTGATGAGCTGATGTATGTGTTGATGTGTGGAACAGGTGTAGGGTTTAGCGTTGAGCGTAACTTTATTACTAAGTTGCCAGTAGTAGCTGAGACCTTCCACAAGACAGACAGCGTCATTGTAATTAGTGACAGCAAGATTGGCTGGGCTTCTGCGTTTCGTGAGCTTATTGCTATGCTGTACGCAGGTAAGATACCTCAGTGGGACATCAGCAGGGTTCGTCCAGCAGGTGCAAGACTTAAAACCTTTGGTGGTCGTGCATCAGGGCCAGAGCCACTAGTAGATTTGTTCCACTTCTGCATTGAGATATTCCAGAAAGCAGCAGGTCGTAAGTTAAACAGCTTAGAGTGCCATGATGTTGTATGTAAGATTGCAGACATTGTTGTTGTAGGTGGTGTTAGACGTTCAGCACTCATCAGCCTCTCTAATCTTTCTGATCCTCGTATGGCTAAAGCTAAGAGTGGTAACTGGTGGGAGCTAGAAGGGCATCGTAGATTGGCTAACAACAGCGTAGCGTACACTGAGAAGCCAGACTTCGAGGCTTTCTTAGGTGAGATGCAGAACATGTATGAGTCTAAGGCAGGTGAGCGCGGTATCTTTAGCCGTGTAGCAGCACAGAAGATTGCAGCACGTAACGGACGTAGAGATGCAGAGCAGGACTTCGGTACTAACCCTTGCTCTGAGATCATTCTACGCAGCAATCAGTTCTGTAACCTGTCAGAGATTGTTGTGCGTTCAAACGATACCCTTGAGACCCTTACAGAAAAAGCTGAGATGGCTTCTATCATCGGTACGCTGCAAGCAACACTCACAGACTTTAGATACTTACGGAACTGTTGGAAGAAGAACACCGAAGAAGAGGCACTATTAGGTGTTAGCATGACAGGCATTATGGATCACGCCATTATGAGTAAAGGTGATTCACCTAAGCTTGCAGTATGGTTGGAGGCAGTACGAGATGTATGTGTGGAAACAAATAAGAAGTGGGCTTCTAAGCTCGGCATTAGTCAGTCTGCGGCTATTACATGCGTTAAGCCTAGCGGTACTGTATCTCAGCTTGTCGATTCTGCTAGTGGTATCCATCCTCGCTTCTCTGAGTATTACATTCGCAGAGTACGTAGCGATAAGAAAGACCCACTTGCAGAGTTCATGGATCAAGCAGGGTTTCCTGTAGAGCAGGATGTAATGAGTCCTTCTTCTGCTGTGTTTAGCTTCCCTGTAAAGGCTCCTAAGTCTAGTGTGACCGTATCTCAGGTAGGAGCTATGGAGCAGTTAGCACTTTGGAAGGCTTACCAGAATCACTGGTGCGAACACAAGCCATCTATCACTGTATACTATACGGACAGCGAGTTCTTGCAGATAGCACAGTGGATATGGGATAACTTTGACCTGTGTAGCGGTATCAGTTTGTTGCCATTCAGTGACCATGTATATCAACAAGCTCCGTATGAAGACATCACTGCTGAGAAGTACAAAGAACTAGTAGCAGCGATGCCGAAAGGTGTGGACTGGAAGGACTTAGAACAGTTTGAACAGGAAGATAATACTACAGGTTCTCAAGAACTAGCCTGTGTAGGTGGTGCGTGTGAAATTGTCTGAAGCTAATATTATAAGCTTTAGTGTCCTTATCAATACTAAAGGGGATGTCGTGACAGAAATGTCCGGCATTCCCGATAAAGACCTTTCTAAAGTGTTCAGCCCTAAAGATGTTATTCTCATGCGTCAGATAATTAGAGTCGCTAAACTTAAACTTGAAGACTTACATGAAGATATAGAAACAGAACTACAATCTATATACTAGTCTTACCACTTAACTTTATCAGCCCAGTACGCTGCTGACATCTTTCCTTTCTTGATGTTCTTACCGTGACGGGCTTTAAAGCTGGCTCTTTTAGCTTTCATCTTATCTGACTCTCCAGCTTTAGGCTTACCCGCTGTGCTGGCTCCCTGCTCTCCAAACCGAATCATCTTGATTTCAGCGCCATCTTTCGCAAGAACTACGTGAGACTTAGACGCATGCTTTGGAGTACGCTTAGGTTTGTTGTGACCTTCAAATCTTTCTCCTCTATATTCAATGCTCATGCTCTATTCTTCCCTTTATGTAGGCCGTGGCTGGCGTATTGCTTTCCAGCAGCAGTTGCAGCGCGTTTCTTCTTGTTGGCAGCAGCCAGTTTCTTTGTACCTGCGGCAGTAGACTGAAGTTTCTTTATAGCTTTAGCAGGCGCATATACCTCACCTGTTTTTCCACTGGGTTTACCGGAAGGCGTAGTCCACTTCTGCCCTGTCCATTTCTTTAAAGACTTTTGAGACTTAGCTAGTGCCATTACTTTTTACCTGTAGCTTTCACCTTAGCTTTAGTAGACAAATCTTTTAAATGAAATAGTTTTACACTAGTTTTAGTGTGGGATTTATTAGTGTGTAGAGTGCCGTCAGACATCTTGTGACTAGAACCCTTGTGCTCAGTACCGTCTTTTTTATAATGCTTAACACCTTTCATTTGTAACCTCCTCCTGCTGCTTTATATTCTTTGGCAAGTAGCTGAGCTTTACGCGCAGACCACTGCCCCGCTTTACCACCTTTAGTTCCTGCTGTAATTTTCTTAAAGAGTCTTTTACGCAGGGTAGGCTTAGTGTAATTCCCTGCTTCATTTACTTTTGATTTTGCTTTTTTCTTTGCTGCCATTACTATTACCTCTTACCATAGCTTTTAGTGTCCATGTCTTGTACATTTTTATATGCTACAAGTCCTCCTTTGGCTTTGCGGTCTTTCAAAATATTCTTCTGCTCAGCCTCTCTATGAACACTGCCAGTAACGGTTTGATCCCCCTTTTGATTAGGGCCAACTTTGTTTGACGAGCCTGTTGCTGGGCCTTTAATAGTACCCCTTAAATATTGAGGTATTGATTTACCTGTCATAGCTTTTGTAGCTACGTTAGCTACGGTATACGCAACTCCCAGCGGGGTTGGTTTTAAAGCTGTGGTGACTACTCCTACAAGAGGGTTGGTCGCAAGTTGTTGAACATTTTTAAATTTAGCCATCTTATTTCTCCCGTTGTACGCCTTTGGTTTTCTCCACAGTTCTCATAGCACCTAGACCTAACATACCCATCAACACTGTTGTCAACAACGAGCTGTCAACAGGAGGAACAGTGAACCAGATGCCTAAAATAGGAGATAGAATCGTAGAGTAGACTAGAGCAAAGCAACATGACCAACCGACTGCTGGTCTCCAGCCTGCTACAAATAGATTCTTGTGTGCCGCTTCTACCTTGTTGACCTCTAGCTGACCCTTAGCTAACTCTTGAGCGTGTCGCTCTGCAAGGGTGGTTAACTCGAATGCAATTTTATTCTTTGCATCTTTGTCTTCAATAAACTTGTCGAGCAGTCCTGTGACTGGGCCGATCAATGCCTGTAACATATTATTTTCCTCTTGCCATGTAAGCTGTTGCGCCAAAGTAAAGCCCTACCACAGAAGCCTGCGACAGGAATAACATATCTGAAAGTGAAGCTATTGTTTCTAAACGATCTTCCGGTATAAACGGAAAGAGAGGCAGGATAGCGTAGATACACATACTAATCATTGCTACCCATGCCATCTTCTTTTGAGTGCCTGCTTTATCTTCGCGCAGCTCTATGTCTAACATCTCTTGATGTTGGTGTATTTCTGCGTCTGTTACGATACCGTCACCGTCTAAGTCCCAGTCTTCGTACTTTGAAGAGTGCTCAAGTCTTTTAGGAGACATCAGTAACACCACATAACGGGCTTGTGGTCATCGCGCATATCCACATGTACGAACCCTTTGGCAACTCCTATGCCGATAAAACCTAAAGCGCAAGCGTGGCGCACGATCTGCATGCGCTGACGGCCTCCGTTAACAGCTATATCGCAGGCAATACCCTGTGCATGCGTTCCCGGCCCTTTGGGTTTAGACTTTTCTAGTCTGTGGTTCGGACTTCTGTACCCGCTGGTAATGTAGAACGGGAAACCACAAGCTTCTCGCAAGTGGTCTAGCTTGTGTACAAACGCTGGGTCAATCTCGTTCTCGTTTGTTTCTTTGCATTTAAAGTCTTCGAGTTTGAAGTATTTAAATTCTGATGTCATAGTCCTAAGTCCTTTAGTGTGCCGACAAATATCTTACTTTTAAATTCATTTCCTTTGTAGTTGCTTATCCAATCTCTAAGCTTTGCATACTCATCAGGAATAGCAGCTTTCATTTGTCTTTCAAGCTTACTAAAATCATATTTATCTGTAACATATACCTTATCACCTTCTACAGTAACTCCGGCTCCGCCTACAGAAAATGCAGCTTCTTCTGTTGGTGTGATGTTTCCAGTCCTCATACGGGCTTCTAAGTTGTCCTTTTTTCTTTGCTTCGCGCTTCCTACTTGCGCTCTGACATTAGACTCTTTTAAGTTGTAGTCTCCATAGTCAAGAGTTTTCTTACCTTTCTTTAAAGCGTTAACAGTTGCAAACTTTAAAGCTTCAAGAGCTTCATCAGTATAGTCAGCTTCTGTCTTATCTCCAGAAAGAGGATTAAAGAAAGTAATTAAGTTTTTAGCTACCTGAGTTTGTGAAGCGTTATAAAATCCTTTTAAAGTATCGACCAGACTTTCTTGATCTTTCATTTGTTTTTCAGATTCTATTTCAACGTCTTTAGGTTTAAAGTTTATTGCCGGAAGTTTTATTTCTTCAGGCTCAGCAGTAGTGCCAGCAGTATTCTCTGCGGTGCGTCCTTTAGAACTAAAGTCTGGCATCTTAATGCTTGTATCTGAAAGATCAACTTCAGGAGAAGCAACAGCATCTGCAATTTGATCTATTGTCATGTCTCCTAACATAGATATCTCAGTAGCTTTAGGTTTAGCAGTAGCACCAGTGGTGTTCTCTGCGGTACGTCCTTTTGAACTAAAGTCAGGCAGCTTAACGTCTGATATGTTTGTCTCAGGAGCGGCATTTGCTTTTGCAACTTCATCTAGAGAACTAAAACCAAAGTCAATGTTCTTAAAATAATCAACAACAGAATCTACAGTTTCAACAACTCTGTTTAAACCTTCTTCAGCGCCTGCCAGTGTCCACGTTTTACCGTCAGCTACAGCTTGTGTTGGGCTAAAGTCTGGGATGTCCACTGTAGTTTCAGAGTTTCTTAAAGAACCTGCGGTGTTTTCTGCTGTTCTTCCTGATCCTCCTAAGTCAGTGCCTAGCATCCTTCTAAGAGCACCTACTCCTTTGCCTACTGATGTTGACACAGCTTCTAAGCCTTCTGTAACTGCTTCTGAACTAGCTTCTAAACCTTCTGTAACTGCCTCTGAACCAGCGGTGTACGCTTGCTCTACTTGCTCCGCTAACATAGAAGGCTTAGCTGTAGGACTAGGTGCTACTTCAGGTTCTGGCATACTTATAGGAGCTGCTGCTGGTTCTATTATGCCTGCTGCTGAAGGAACATTAATAGTTCTTCCAGCATAGATCATATTAGGATCGCTGATTTCATTGTCAGTAGCAAGCTGCTCTACAGTTGTACCGTGTTGCTTAGCAATATTTGAAAGCGTGTCTCCTGTTTGAATTTCATAAGCACTTACTTGACCGCCTTCTGCAAACTGTGGAAGACCTGTTAGAATATCTTTACGCATCTGCTCTGTTATTTGTAGGCTAGGTACTTCTACAATATCATCATTAGCATCTATAACTTCACGCATTACAACTTTTGCGTCATACTTTGCAGCAAATCCATTTAAGATGTTAATGTATTCTTTGTCATAGCGTTTAAGCATTCCAGAAACATCTTCAATCATATCCCCATATCTAGCAGCTTGTTGCTGTCCTGTTGTTAATGCTAAAGTATCATAACCTCCTTTAGCTGCTTCAATCAAAGACCTTTTCATTGTTAGTTGTTGCCAACCTGAAGACTTGCGTTGTTTAAATGGAACTGCGTCTACTGGAACTTCAGTAAGTTCTTCAACATCATTAAAATCATCAAAAGGACTTCTAACACCTGACAATGCTTCTACTTCATTATCTACTTGAGCAAGTAACCTATCTACTTCATCAAATCGTAGTGCTTCATCCGGTGTTAGCTCTCTTGTTAGTTCTAGTTCTTCTAACATACTAAACTCAGATTCCAGCTCTTGTTGTTGTACAAGTAAATTTTCTTCCTTTACACTAGCATCTTCTCGTAATACTTTTCTGCTCTCATCAGTATTCTTGTCACGATACTTAAACTTGCTTCCTTGCTTATGCACATCACTTTGAGCTTCATCAATTAAAAGAATTTTCTTTCCATCGGCTGAAACAATATCTGAAAAACGAACATGCGCTAGGATGTTTTCTTGATCTTCAGGAAAATGTTCAGGGTGTCTATAAGGCTCTAAACCAGACTGCTTGTTTTTAGGTAGTTTTAAAACAACTTCTCTATAGTTCTCAGTAGCCTGACCATCCCACGTATACTCTTTATGAATAGGCTTTGTAGCAAAGTCAGCGTCCATTCCTTTTAACATAGTAGC